AGAACTTGGTGTTGATGTGGAGGTGCTGACAGGTGCAAACGTGGACAGTGAATAACGATTTCTCAAAGGATCAGTTCATTGAGAACGTAGAGAAGATGTACCGGGAGAACCATTACCTGACTTTCACTTGGACTGTCGGGAAGAAGCGAAGCCCTGCGCAGAACAACGCGCTGCATTTATGGCTGGGCCAGCTTGCGCACAAGCTGAACGAATCCGGGCTTGATATGAAAGCCGTGCTGAAGCAGGAAACGGAAATCCCGTGGACGGTTGCCAGCGCAAAAGAGCATCTTTGGAAGCCCATTCAGAAGATTATGACCGATAAGGATTCCACCACGGAGCCAAACACGGTGGAGTACATAAAGATTTATGAAGTCTTGAACCGGCATCTGGGCGACAAGTTTGGTGTCCATGTGCCGTGGCCACAGGGGGAGAAATGATTAGATACAAAATCACAGATGGCTGGCGAAAGTACGCCGAGAAAAAATACACTGGCCGTGAGTTTAACGGAACAACGATCAAAGAGGGAGGGGATGGCCAGATCGCCGGGACGATTGGGGAACTGGCTGTCGGCCACTGGCTGAAAGAACTTGGCCACGACTTTGATTACGTTGCTGAAAAGAGTATGGATCACGACTTTATCGTCAGCGGTCAAAAGATTGACGTGAAGACTAAGCATTCCGTTGGCGAACCCCAGCTGCATTACATGGTCAGGGTTCCATACTCCCAGAAGAATCAGGACTGCGACACTTATATCTTCACCTACAGCACGGCAGACGAAGTCTATTTGCTGGGCTGGGAGGACAAGAGTGATTGGTGGGAAGGCAAAAAAACTTTTGAGGCAAAGGCCGGGGATGTTGTGGACGGTTTCAAAGAGTTGGTTCACTGCCGTTATGCTTTCGTGGGTGACCTAAGTCCGCTACACTATCTTGAGTTGTCATTTGTCGCCGTGTGAGGTGCAAGATGGAGATTGAACGCGATTTCATGGATCAGGTTCATAGGGCAAAGGGAATGCTGGAGATCGGTCTGGAGCAGTATTCAAGGCGAGAACTCAAAGAAATGTACACCTTCATGGTGTCGCTTGGCGTGACCTACCATCGCTGTTTTGTTAAGCCTTTCGCGGATGCACTTGATGAGAACCCGGAGATGCGCCCTGTGCCGGGCGAAGACACCTGAAAAGGACGCGATCCACAGCAAGCTGAAGTCTTTCTGCTCGATGGAGCATCTGATCGAGTTCAGCAGGAGCGCCCAAGCCCAGCAGTTTGTCAAGAAAGTCAGGGCGAAAGAAACCCGCGAAAAGAGGGAGAAACTCAGAACCCGCTCAGAATGGCTCAGATTGGCGCAGAAGGCGTTTAACGAGTACATAAGGGTGCGGGATAGGGGTAAGCCTTGCGTTTCTTGTGGGGCCACACAGGGCGCTACAGTGCTTGGTGGCGCATTTGACGCTGGCCACTACAGGTCAACAGGGTCTGCTCCGCACCTTAGATTTCACACCCACAACTGCCACGCCCAGTGCGTCCGGTGCAACCGCCACCTTTCTGGCAATGTCGTGGAGTACCGGAAAAGGCTTGTTGACCGCTGTAATCTTGAAATCGTGGAGCGTCTGGAGCAAGATGATCGGCCCCGTAACTACTCCATCCACGACCTTCAGAGGATAATCAAGCTATGCAAAAAACGAATAAAAAACACGGAGAAATGTCAGAAAAATCATGCGCTTGCGGTGGAACCGCACAAGAAGTAATCAAACCTGACCAGTGGGTCAGAATTGGCTGGTACTGCCCAGCGTGTAAAGGATTTGATAAAGCGATTGGAAGGGAAAGAACGGTGTAAAAAAAGCCCCGGCAGGAAGGGGGTCTACCGGGGCTGAGATTTACTGCTTTACTTCCAAGGAGAAATGATAAAAAATGAACGTGTCGGTGGTATTGACAGATACCTGAAATCCGATTGAAAAGTAGGCCGTGAAAGAAAATCAGATACCCGACACGGGTACTATTTTCTCACCCGCCTTCAAAAAACGCAACATCTTGCGGTTTTATTTTCAATCGACACTATATCTGCCGTCCCCGACCAGTGTGGCAAAGCCTGACTGTAATCTCTGGCTCATGGGGAGCTACCCCCTGAAAACTAGCGGCAGAAATGCGACAACCGAGCATCATCAATTCCTGCGCTGTCCTACCCATGACAACAGGAGACCGGAAACCGAAAGGGCTATTAGATGTAAGGTCAGCAACCAGCAGAACACCGCTGGCGGGAGGCGGTTCACCATTGTGGATCGTGGTTAAAAGTATCAAGCCTTCGGGCTTCCGATTTATCGGGCGGTAGTAGAATCACCAGTGCTGGCTGGGCTATTTCCGGGAGAAATTGGGTAACTGTGGAGAAAAAAAATGCAACTGCGAGAACACCAAGAAAAAGCAATCGAAATGATCCGTGAGGAGTTTAAGAAGGGGAGCAAGAAGGTATTACTAGCCGCTTGCTGTAGTTTCGGCAAGACCCATACGGCAGCCTACATGGCCAAGCAGGCGCAGGACGCAGGCAAGCGCACAGTCTTTTTTGCAGATCGGGTCAAACTGGTAGACCAGACGCTGAAAGTCTTTGATGAGTGGGGCATTGACTACGGGGTGCAGCAGGCTGATCACTGGGCAGCGAACCCCAGCGCCCCAGTGCAGATTTGCTCAGTGCAGACGATCACCCGGCGGGGCTATGACCGGCTCGACTTTGAACTTTGCATCTGGGATGAGTGCCACACCCCGTGGAAAGGTCTGACAGAGATGCTGGAGAAGTGGGATGGGCGAAAGATGCACTATGTGGGCCTCTCAGCCACGCCGTACAGCAGGGGATTAGGACTCATCTGGGACAAGATGATCGTGCCTGTGAAGCAGACAGAACTTCTGGAGCAGGGTTACTTAGCACCGGTTCACTACTACGGTGGCCGGAGTGTTGACGTTAGCAAGCTGAAAACGAAGACGTTGCCCACTGGTGGATCAGACTACCACCCAGACGCTCTGGCAGAGGCCGTGGAAAGAGATGACAAGCTGACCGGGGACATCGTGAGGAACTGGCTAGAGCATGGCGAGAACAGCCAGACAATCGCTTTCAGCCCCAGCATCAAGCACAGTCAGTACATGGTCAAGATGTTCAATGATCATGGCATTCCCGCCCGGCACATTGACGGCTACACCAAGGAAAAGGATCGCAAGGACATTTACCGGGCGCATGAGGCCGGCGAGTTTAAGATACTGTCTTGCTCGAAGCTGCTGGGCGTGGGCTATGACTCACCCCAGACCCGCTGCCTGATCGACTGCTACGGCACCAAGTCAGCCATCGCGTACCAACAAAGGGCCGGGAGAATCCAGCGAACACATCCTGACAAACCCTACGGCATCTATTTGGATCACAGCGGGAACGTCAGTCGGTTCGGCTTTGCCCACCTTATGGAGCCATCCCAGCTAGACATGAAAGAAAAGCGTTTCAGCGAAGCCGGGCAGATTGAGAAGAAGGAAAAGAAGGACGATTCGGTCAGGGACTGCCCAAGTTGCGGCAAGATCATGCAGGGGCTTTCCTGTGTCTGTGGATTCAAGATTACGATCCGGGAGGCGCTCAAGTCAGACGGAACCATGCTGGTCAAGCTGGACGACAGCAAACCCCAGCCAGCCAGCAAGGAAACCAAGTCGCTTTGGATGGCCTCCCTGACCAAGTATGGCCGGGACAAGGGCTACCGGGACGGATGGGCGGCGTGGACTTACAAGAAAAAGTTCGGCGTTTGGCCCAGGAGTCTGGACAGGGTGAGGGTGGAAAACGTACCCCCGGAGGTAATAAATTTTATCATTTCTCGCAACATCGCTAACGCAAAACGAAGAAATCTATAAAAAACAAACACTTACGGCCCAGGGCCAGCATAAAAATAATTGCGAAAAGTGTTGACACAAGTAAACAATACTGTAGAATGGTAACCATTGAAGCAAAGGGTGCTTCAGCAAACGGAGGAAAAAGATGAACAAATTAGAACTTATTCATAAACACGGAAACGGTATTACTGAGTACGATTACAAAGGTTTCTTTATCTACCATAACTACGCTAACAGCGGACTTTACGAAGTAACTGATTGGCTTCATTCCAATATGTTCAAGACTGCCGAAGAAACGGTTGAAGCTATTAACAAATACTTTAAAAAATATAAATAACCAAGCAGGGGGCTACGGCCCCCAACCCCAACGGAGAAGAAAATGAGCGAATTAAAACACCACGGCAAGGTAATTCAGGAAGTACGCACTAACTGGCAAACGCAAGCCAGAGGCAGCAACGACCAAGAATATCAGATATATCTAGATTTGGCTGATGACGGCAAAGGCAATGATTTCACGACCGGCAAGCCGCTCAAAACTTACGAAGAATGGTTAAACAGCTAATAAATGGAGAAATAAAATGAAACTAAGAAATAAACTGTTCGGCGATATGCCTACTTACGAAATGATAGAAGAAATTGCCGGCGGCATCTGTTTTATAGCCATGATCGGCGCACTGATTGTTTTATACATAGCCGCATAAGGAGAACATAATGAAACTACGCGACTTACTAGCTGATAATTTTCACGAATTTTTCAACCCGCAGGGTGAGGTTGAGCCGAGCAATAAAGCAATAAATCTGGTTGCTGGCTGGATACTCGAATACAGCGATTACCCGGATGAAATGTGGGAAGATCCAAAAGACGCAAAACTAATTGCGAAAGCCTGCGTCACCGCAGATATCGATGATTTTGTAAAAATGCGTGAGGCTATACGCCGGAATGCTCAAAAACACGCTAAATACCTGATAGAGGATGAGGAAGATTATTTGATCGGGTATTATTACGAACAGCATGAACAAATCGTCGAGCCGGATGAAGGCTATGAAAAAATGGTTCTGGATACCATTCGCAAGTCTCACGCCGACTACATGGCGAATCTTAAATAGTTTCTCCGGTAGCACAAGGATGTGCGCCACTTAAAGGTGACATATGACAAGCAGACACGAAAACTGGATCGAAGAACATAGCATTGAGTATTGCGAACTGCGCCTACAAGACCTAACCGAAGAACAGTTGATAGATGCGATTACCAGCCCTGACGTGCTGGATAAGTTATTCTTTCGGGATAAGTCGCTAGAGACCATCTTGGTATCTGATGTTCGTGAGTATTTAGCAAAGCTGGACAAAGAGTTCCGTGATAATCGCCTCCGTCTTGTGCATAGCCGAACTGATCTACCATGAGAGTAGGTCAGAGCCGCTCGAAGGCCAGATAGCAACTGGTCAGGTGGTTATGTCAAGAGTGGCAAGCCACCATTTCCCTGATACCCCATGCGAAGTAATTAAGCAGGGAGGGGAACGCAAGTACCAATGCCAGTTCAGCTATTGGTGCGATGGCAAGCCGGAGACAATAGCCAGCCGGGAAGCCTACGGTCAGGCAGTCGTCATTGCCGCAGGAGTGTACTTCAGCCTATATCCAGACCTGACCGGCCAAGCCACCCACTACCACGCCGACTATGTCCAGCCAAACTGGGCAAAGCATTTACACCAGACAACAAAAATCGGTAGACATATTTTCTACAGAATGTGATAAAAT